TTTAGCACCCTTAGAAAGCTCCTCAAGTTTATTTCTCTTATGGTTAAGCCAAGCTACACCACAACCACAAGCTGTGGTCACAAAGAGTGTTATTCCTGAGATCACAGCTTGATTTTCTACAATCCTTAAGATTAATCTATCCATTTAGTTCTCCTACAAGGTCTCTATTGCTCCTGATATGATATTACCTTCTTTAGTTACAACCTCACCATTAGGTTTTGTGATTTTAGCTGTGAAGCTAAAGACAGATTCACTCCATGGTTTATGTTCTCCTATCTTATAATTCATTTTAACAGTAAAGTCATTAACTTTATAAACATTACCACCTGTAAGTCCTGTATTCAGATATCCCTCTAATTTAGCACCTAAAGTTTCACTTATTCTAGGTAGATCACGTTCTTTAACTTGGTTACCAAGATTGCTAGTACCTTCACTTTCTCTAATATCTGTGATGAGATCTCCATCATAAGTAACAATACCAAAGTTAATATTTGAAAATAATCTTTCTATATTTTCATCAGGTGCTTCAGGTTCTTCCTTAGGAGCTTCCTCTGTGTGAGGTACATTATAAGTTTGCTCTGAAACTACATCATTCAGAGTAGTTCTTACATTCAATACATAGTTAGTCTTACCACTTAGTACTTCTGAACCTTTTTCATACTTAGGTCCTTCAAGTACAGCTTCTACAACAGTACCTTCAGGTAACTTAGCCTTCAAGTCATTGATAATCTTATCTTCAAAGGCTCTCTTATCCTCATTAGATACTTCAGGAACTTCGACTACTTGACCATCTTTAGTGATAATCTTAGAGAACTTATCTTCTACTCTAGGTAGTGCTTCTAATAAGTCAATATTAGTTTCAGTAGTAGTACCAATACTCATAG